CTATGGTATCCCAAAAAAGACACCTGCCTCTACCATGCATGGTTTTTTTCAGGGTAGGAATTGGAGAGATGGGGGCTACCATTGGATAGTAATGGGAAATGGAATTGCTACTAGAGTATACCCAGATGATAAAGTTACAAACGGGGCCTTACCCAGTAGTGAATATAATAAGCATGGTATACATTTAAATTGGATAGGAGGATTTAATGCAACATGGCAGTATAGAGATATGACAGGAAATCCAATTCCTAAAAAATATAACAAGGCAGGAAAAATAACAAACAAAAGTTATCATGGTAAACCGGGTGTAAGTGAAAGTTTGGGTGTTTCTGTAGAAGAAGCCTATAGAAGACTATTTGGATTTGGAAACAAAAACCTAACAGGATGGGGAAATGGAGATCCAGAAACCCTAAATAAAAACTTAATTACAAGACCACAAGCGTTTTCTTTATATCAACTAATAAAAAAATATGTACTTCTATACCCAAATATTAAAGTAGTAGGTCATAACCAATGTTCTACTAAAATTTGTCCTTTATTTGATGTACCTACATTTATGAGATTAAAAGGATACCCAAATAACACAATAGATGGACAATTAGCAAGAGGTTGGAATAAAGAATTAGAAAAAGAAATGCCCCAATCATTTAATTATCCTACACCATTAAAAGAAAATGCTGAATGGTTAGCTCAAGCAATATAATAATATAAAATGGCAACAGAATTTACACAAGAAGATTTATATGTAGGTAAACAAATATTAATTGATAGTGATCGATTAGTATTTAATGGAAGAGATGATATTGTATTTTCAAGTTCCCATCTTTTTTTATTTAAAACTGAGGGAGAATTTCACATAAATACTGGGGGCGATACATTTATTAATACCCCCAAAATATATATAGGTCCTGTAATAGAGGGTCAAGATCCAAATATACCCGCGGTAAAAAGTGACTCATTAAAACAATTACTATCAGACTTAATTGGGTCACTTAGAATGTTTTTTACAATAAACTACCCACAAACATCGGGCTTACAAGGCCCCAATCCTGCTATAAATAAAACCTTGGCACAAACTATAATACAAGATCTACAGAAGGTAGAATCTAGATTAAATGAAATAGAAAGTGATAAAGTATTCATATCATGATGAATAAATTTTTAAATATGACCCTTAATAGAAGCTCTAGACTTTTATCAGATAGTAAAGATAAAATATTAATAGCGGCTAAAAAAAGAGCAAAAGAGGAAGTTAATAACTATATCCCAAACCCATCTAATTTAGAAAGCCAATTAAAATCCCTTCAAACTAATAAGGATATTCAAGGAGGTCTTTTAAGAGCAGAAATAGTATATAATAAAACTATATCCATTATAGATAAAGCCATAATAAAATTAGAAATTACAAAATTAGAACTTGTTGGTATAAAGGGAAAATTAGATAGAGTTATATATACTTTAAATATATTTGATGATTTTATAGTAATTATAAAACCTATACTTAATACTTTAAGAGGAATCCTACCAGCGATTGATGGAAGTTTAGCTGCTTCAACTAGTTTAGCTGCTAATGGATTAATAATAAATAAATTAGGAGAAAAGAAAAAAGACCTTAAGGATGCATTAAAAAGTGCACAAGGTAGTATAACCAGTTTTCCAACATCATTATCTTATTTTGACACTGAAATAAATAAAATTATGAAACCTTTAAATCAAGGAATTTCAGGTCTAGAACAACAAATTCAAAAATTAAAGGAAATAAAAGCTCAAATAGTAGCAATTTATACCCAATTTATTTTATCTTTAGATATAGTAGAATTAACTAATGAAAATAATGATAGTGACATTATAGGAGGAGGAAATTTAGAAGATTATATAAATAATGAAGATAATCTTAGTAATATAATAAGTAATTTAAATAATAGAATAGGAGGTGGTAATATGGATTCCCCAGACCCATCAGATGACACTGCAGTAATACCACCATCACCCTTTATTTTTAAAAGATTTAACTAATAAAACAAAAATACTCGATATTTATTAAAAACACTACATAATATGAAATTAAGTGCATTTGAAAAAATAATTAGAAAAGTTGTGCGGGAAGAAATAGATTACGCACTAAGACGTGAAATTGCGTTATTAAAAGAAAATTTAACAACTAATAACCAAAATATAACTGAAGTTAAAAATGAACCTGCTCCTGAAGAATTTAGACAAAAACTTAGAGAGCAATTTACTCCACAAGCATTTTCACAAGATAGTACATTAAATAGTTTATTAAACGAAACAGCACAATCATCCCATGAAATTCAACAACCTCCACATAACCCCCACGATCCTGTAAATCAATTTATAAACAAAGATTATAGCCAGTTAATGAAAGCAATTGATGGAAAGAAAAACTTTAGACCCTAATGGCAATAAAATTTCGTAAACCTATAAAAATAGATCCAATTGATGTTGCTGAAAAGGCAGCAGTAGGAGTTCGTTTACCATTTAATAGAAAAAGGGTGTTTACTTTAGATTATACTACTAAAGAACATGCTAGATCTAAATTAATAAATGTATTAATTACTTCTCCAGGAGAAAGATTAAATCAACCTTTATTTGGGGCAGGCTTAAAAAATAGACTATTTGAACAACAAACAGAAATAGCAGGAGATGGTCTTAGAAATTATGTAAACCCCCAAGTTGAACGATATGTCCCCGAAATAGAAATTAAAAATATATTTTTAAAAGATGGAGGCCTACAAGGACACAAATTATTTGTTACTGTTAATTATTCATTAATAAATAATGATGAAGAAGATTCAGTGACTTTAAGTTTTACTAATGAAAATTTTAATAATTAATAATGTCATATTCAAATAATACAACAGGCAATAAAACAATAAATTATCTTAATAAGGATTTTTCTGACTTTAAGGATGCTCTTATTAACCTAGCACAGGTATATTACCCTGATACAGTTAATGATTTTTCTGAAGGAAGTCCGGGTACTATGTTTATAGAAATGGCATCATATATAGGTGATGTATTATCATTTTATACTGATGCCCAGGTGCAGGAAACATTTTTACAATATGCCCAAGAAAGAGAAAATTTATACTCCTTAGCATATACTTTAGGTTATACACCTGTAATTACAAATCCAGCAGCTGTGGATTTAGAAATCTTCCAACAAATCCCAGCTAACGCTAATGGTCTTCCAGATTATAATTATGCTTTAAGAATTAAAAAAAATTCTACATTTAAACCCAATAACAACAGCGGAGTTGAATATCTTATTCAAAATGATGTAAATTTTGCTTTTAGCTCTTCATTCGATACTACTGAACAAACCGTTTATTCTATTGTACCAGGTGGTACACAACCAAATTACTTTCTTTTAAAGAAATCGGCTAAAGCACTTAGTGCTGATATAAAAACAACTACTTTTGATATAGGAGGAGCTGAAAGATTTAAAACTTTATCTTTAGATGATACTAAAATAATATCCATCCAATCAATTACAGATTCTGATGGAAATAAATATACAGAAGTTCCTTATTTAGCTCAAGAAACTGTATTTGAGGAAGTTCCAAATATAGAAGCTAATGATCCTGAATTAAGACAATATAATAATCAAGTTCCATTTTTACTTAGAACTAAAAAAGTATCTAAAAGATTTGTTACAAGATTTAAATCTAATAAAAAATTAGAAATACAATTTGGCGCTGGAGCTACTAATGGTGATGATACAACAATAATTCCAAATCCAGATAATATAGGGTTAGGGATCAATGATGGTAGATCGTTATTAGATAAAGCATATGATCCCTCAAATTTTTTATATACTAAAGCTTATGGAGAAGTTCCTTCTAATACAACTTTAACTATAAAATATTTAGTTGGAGGAGGATCAAATACTAATGCTAATGCTAATATAATAAATAGAATAGGATCTTTAAATATAATTCCTACTCAAGGAGGAGTAGATAGCACAGTACTTAATACTGCTATAAATTCAATAGCCTGCAATAACCCAAAACCCGCTATAGGTGGAGGCCCTGGAGATTCAGCCCAAGATATAAAATTAAACTCTATGGCAAATTTTGCAGCTCAAAAAAGAACTGTAACTAAAGAAGATTATATTTTTAGATCATTAGCTATGCCTCCACAATTTGGTAAAGTAGCAAAATCATATATAGCACAAGATACTCAAATATCTCTTGATACTAATAAAAGAATAGCTAACCCAAACGCATTAAATTTATATGTTTTAGGATATAATTATAATAGAAAATTATCAAAATTACCCCACGCAGCTAAACTTAATTTAGCAACTTATTTAGAACAATATAGAATGCTAACAGATTCTATTAATATTAAAGATGCATCAGTAATTAACTTTAAAATAGAATTTGATATAACTATTAATAAAGGATATTCAAATGATACGACTCTTTTAGGGGCAGTTGAAAGATTAAAACAATTTTTTAATGTTGATAACTGGCAAATAAACCAACCTATAAATAAAGGAGACGTAGTGGGTTTATTATATAGTATAAATGGAATCCAATCAGTAAATAATATAACATTTACTAATTTACATGGAGAAAATTTAGGATATTCTAAATTTAAATATGATTTTGATTCGGCTACCCGAAATAATACCGTATACCCCTCATTAGATCCAAGTATTTTTGAAATAAAAAACCCAAACACAGATATAATTGGTAGAGTAACTACTTAACACTATGGCACATTATTTTATATTTCCAGAAAAAGACACTACTATTTACTCTCATACATCTAGGGAGATACTAAATACAGGTATAGATGAAATTCTAACCCTAAGGGATGAACCTTCATCTACAGATTTAAATTATTATCCTAGTAGAATTTTAATTCAATTTAAACAATCTGAAATTAATAATGTTATATCTAATAAAGTTACTACAACAACCTATTCTGCTAGTTTAAATTTATTCCAAACTGAACATAAAGAATTAAGTATAGACCAAAATTTAGAAGTATTTCCTATATCTAGTAGTTGGAATAATGGAACTGGTAGATTTAATAATATACCAACTATATCTGATGGATGTTCATGGTTATATAGAGATGGAAGCCCTGAGGCTTTTTCAGATGACGATTTAGGGACCAAATGGGCAACATCTAGTTTAGCCACAGGTGTCACAGCTAGCTGGATATCAGCTTCTCCAGGAGGAGGAACATGGTACACAGGATCAGGTTTTGAAGTAACTAAAAGTTATAGTTACAATGATAATTTAGATTTATCATTTAATCTAACTTCACCTATTTCTAAGCATGTAAGTAATAGTTTATATTCTAGTACTTACCCTAATGGAATAGAAAATAATGGGTTTTTAATTAAAAGAGCCAATTCACAAGAA